CCTCCTGTGTGGCATTTTGCTGTGCGCTGCCTACTGCCTTTGCGATTGCCGCCTCAACCATTTTCTCGACGCTCTCCGGTGTAATTTCTGCCGGGGGAGTATTCTCCTTACCTCCGGCTTTTTCTACTGCTCCTGTGCCGCCCTGCGCCTCCTGTGTGGCATTTTGCTGTGCGCTGCCTACTGCCTTTGCGATTGCCGCCTCGACAATCTGTTCAACTTCCTGCTTTGTCACTTCTTTGTCCTCCTTGTTTTCGTCTTGCTCTTCCTCCGAATCATCAAACTCCTTGAGAAATGTTCCCAAACTCTCATAAATGCCCGCGAGGGTTTCCCGGTTTTTGCCGCTCATTTTCTTTCCGGCTTTTTCTACAGGTCTGTCCGTCTGAATGGCTTTCGTAATACTTTCCTTGCCAGAAAGCAAGTCGGTGATAATCCGATTAAAGTCTTCAAGACATTCCCGTATTTTTCCTTCATCAGTTTCATACTGCACTTCGTCCGTATAGCAATCCCAGCGACGCAACGTACTTTCAAGAGAGTTAAATGCTTCCCAAAAGAGGCTTCCTTTGCTGCGCTTCTCGTAAAGTTCTGCCATTGCGCCCTTTTCCACCAACCCCAACGCCTGCGCCAACTGTTTCAACAGACCTTTCTTTGCACTGGTTTCCTGCCCTTTGCTCACATTGTCCAAATCCACATCCTCCTCGCTATATTCGCCAACGCCTCCCATGCTAAAGCCTGTGATTTTGCCTTTCTCAATGCCCTCCCACACGCTCTCGTCAGCCACCTCTACGGTCATAAGCCATGTTCCTTTTTGGATTGCCTCGCCGTCTATCTCAAAATCAGCTTTGGCAATCCAGTTTTCTACTACGGTTGCGCCATCCAGCGGCTCAAAACTATGTTGCAGGTCTACCTTATCACCATTCTTTGCGAACCAATAGGCAGCTTTGGTGATTTCCTCTTCGGTCATAAAATCCCCGTGGCTGTCCTCCGTCATAGGCTCATAAACAATCCCTGTCACATAATGGTTTTCAGTGTCCGTCTTGACAATCCGTCCATAGGTAGTGAAAGATGCTTTCCCGTCGTCGGCTTTCTTTAGAAGAAACTGCCGCTTATTAGCCGCCTTATCCACAAGGGAAACAAACTGAATACGTGCATTTTTAATCTCTGTTGCTTTCTCAACACTTGCTAATTTTGCCATGTTTTTCTTCACCCCCTTTCAAGGACTTTAAAATATATAAAAAGCAACGTTTCCGTTGCCCTTTACCATATATCTATGCCAAAAACTTGTTAATGAAATATTGCTGTCCTTTCCCTGTAACAAGAACGGTTTTTGTTATACGGACAGAACCATCTGGATTATTGATTGTCCGTTCTCTGATCTCAAACAATCCTAATTCCATGCTCTTTTGCATTGGCATATTATAGTCAGTACCTTTCCTGTTAATAAGATAGCCCCTGCTTCGCATCCACTCAAAAAGTCTGTTCTGCCCTATGTCTACCCCGTTCTGCTTAATAATCTTTGCCAGTTCACCGATTAGGATTGATGTATCAGAAACAGAAACCGCATCCGCAAAAATCTCTTTCGGCTTCATGCGGTCATTCTCCGCTTTCAATGCCTTGTTACGTTCTTGTTCATCTTTTAACTTTGTAGCAAGTTGGATCAAGAAATCAGGAGATGTTAAAGCCTTTTCTAAGGTATCTGCTGTCATATATACGCCGTGCTTGCGAATTGATGGGATAATTTCATCTGCCACTTTTGCTTGAAATTTCTCTGCTGTTTCGTTCTTGGCTTTCATGGCAAGACGATAGAAAACGTTTTCAGGGATAAACTCTGGTCTTTTGCCACAAGTGGCAAAACCGATTTCCTCCAAATATTCATCAACCCTGCTCCAACGGATATTGGTGTACTCCGTTCCCTTTACCATTTGTGTAGTGGTAAATCCTAATCCCCTTGCTACATTTTCCAGTTTCAAATACGCTGTTCCATCCTTTTCATAACAATCTACACCACATATATTGATAATTTGAATTTCGTTCATGCCGTTCCCTCCATGCTACAAAAACCACACAAAAAAGCACCGCCGTTTCTGACGATGCTCTTATGAAAACCTTTTTTGTTAATTGCTTTTTTCTTACTTACTCTCCGCTAACCTGTATGCTTCTGGCACTTCCACAACTTCTCCTGCGTAATACAAATCAAAATTTTCCATAATAGAAATGGGAAACTCTTCACATTCTCCGGTTTCTTTGTTGACCGCATATGGGCAGTTGCCGTAGTCAACTTTCCCAAGTTCTTCAAATATAGTACCAAAAATAAGCCATCTATCCCCGATATCAACGATATCAACAAGACCATTAAGATAATCTTTCTTTACTAAATTATCTAATGCAATCTGACAAGCTTCCTCCAAACAAATCATATCCATCACTCCTTTTTGCAGGCGGTTGCCCCTAAGTCATTCGTTTCCAGATTATCTATTCTACAATATTCCACTGGATTATCAGAAAATCTTGTGAAGATATCATCAGTATACTCTGTACCAGTCTGTATGTCAATAAAAATCGTTGTGCCATCTTTTTGCTTTGCAATAAAAGAATGTCCTTTTAACTTTGCCTCCGTATTCCATATACTGGATGCCTTGCTTTTCTGATTCCATTGAACAGCAATCTGCGCCCGCGAACCATCACCCCATCCTTTCATATCATTTTTAATTGCAGCTAATGCATTATCCGAAGTATCTATCTTTTTTATCTCTGGTGATTTCCAACCGCCAAAAGGATTGTTTCTTAAATTCTTCACTGGCTCACTAGCAACAACCGCATATCCTCGACTGCGCATTTCATACGCAATTGTACAATTTACACAATTTTCTTTGTTTCCGGTCGGATTCACTGCTGCAATATCCGCGCCCTCTGGCAGTTTCTTCCATGTCTTAGGTATTCCCTCATAACTTGTTCTGTCCTCTTCATCAATCCCTGCCTTTGCTTTATTCTCTGCATCCAGCTCCTTCTCCCACTCATCATCCATTTCATCAATCGCTTCCTGTTGTAGTCGCTGCCTCTCTTCAAGAGATAAGCCGAGAATATCTTCATCAACTACAGGCTGACAAATACAATGGCAGTTAATACTTTCCTCCGGTGGTAAGCTGGTATCACGGGGATACATCGGATGGTGTGTGCCTTTTTTTATCCCCTCTAATTCAAACGGTTCATTTACTGGAACGTGCTGACCGTTCATTTTGACATGGTTCTCTCGCGGGTCGTTTCGATAACTGCCCGTATGTTTCCACATTTTCTCACTGACCGCGGGGCTTTGCATAAATGCCTCTTGCTGTGCTACGCTATGCGCACGAAGGACTTCGGTGACAGCAACGCGCCGCGCCTTGTAATACTCATCCCGAATTCCACTATCAAGGATCTCACGGGTAAATGCTGCAATCCCTTTCCCGTCCTTCAACCCCTTTTCAAGGATGCGCTCGATCTCATTGTGGCTGTTAAGTTTCATTATGTCGCCAAGTTTTTTGCTCCAACTCTTTACCCATGCCGTCGTGCGCTTTGATACCTGTAACAGTGTAAGATCTTTATCCGTCTGTGCGATATAGTATTCAACAAACTCCGGCATAAACTTGTCAAGGTTTTCTGTGAAAACGGTTACAAGCTTATCCTTTACTGTGTCATTCAGCTTTACTCCTGGCCAGATATCCTCCGCAAAGGTTTCAAGGTCAATTGCTTTTTCTGCCTCCGAAAGAATATAATCCGTTTCCTCCAAAAGAGCCTCCGCAACCACATCTTCGATATCTTGTATATATTCAACGGTCTTTTCTGACTCTAAAAAGCCCTGCATTTCAAGTTCATCCGAGAGGTCATTGTCTACTTTTTGAATATATGCATCAATGGCTTTGATCAAGGGTCTGCAATTTACACACATCATCAGCCCCCCTTATCCATTTTGAGAAGCAGCCGCTTAACCTCTTTCATCACCGCGACAATCGCGTCGTCATGCTGATCTGCTGCTTTTTCAATCTGCTTTTGTAGGCTTGTGCTAAGAGAACCAAGGTCAAAGCCTGTGCCGCTCTGTGACTTATGGTAAACCAGAGGCATATCGCCCCATTCGCCCTCATAGTCTTCCGCTACTTCCCCATATGCCTCAAAGAGGATCTGCTTTGCTTTATTCGGGGTTAGACCACCTGCATTATTGCAAACGGTAAGCAGCTTGTAGAGATCATCTGGATTACTGATATCCGGCTCAAGGAAATACGCCTCAACATACTTGAACTGATAGCCATTGAGTAGGCGGTTGTTAATCGCCCAAGCAAGGCTTTTTCTCTCTGGTTGAAATACTTGTTCCTCCGTAACCTCCTGCGCCGTCTGTGCAGTCGCCCGGTTGAAATCCGTTGTGTACCCAACATAAAGGTCAGGAAGCTGAAACGCGGACTGTACTTTCCGGCGGTTGTTGTCAAGATAATCCTGAAAAAGTTCGTCCTTTTGAAGGATACTCGCAAGGTCTTTGACCTCAATCTCCGGCTTTTCTGATTGGTCATAGCCTGTGTGTCCATCGGTACTTTCCGTTTCCAGTATAATAAATGCGTGTTGCCCCGCTGCGCCCTTAATTTCATTCATATAGTTTTGAAGCTTTTCAAAACTTTCATCCGTAAGCGTGCCGCCCTTAATCATAATCATCAGCGGCGTATGTCTGCCGTTTTCAAAATAATTATTGTTAAGGCTTTCCGCTTTCCTGCTGCCGTCCACTCCAAGTACTTGCCCGATCCATCGCACTTCCCCATAAGGTTCCGTCCCAACGGCGAACTCCATAATCTCATTGGCTTGATATTCCAGATCAAGAGTTTCCCCCTTTGCCAGATATTTACCGTCCCTGCTGTCCATAATGCGAGGATCGCCAAACTCCCGAAAATATACGGTCTTTCCCCCTATCTCCTGCCGATATTTACAATAGCGTTTCCTCCGTTTAAGTTGTTTTCCATGATGATAGTATATTGATGGGATATAGGGCGCAAGAGGTTTTGTCTTGCGGATGGAGGGAGTATCCTTGATAAAGTCAATCTGTACAACCTCCCCCGCCAGATTGCGGATTACCTCAAGATAGGCAATCCCATAGGTTTCCCGCGCCTCCACAATGTCCTCGAAGACTTCTTTCGTATCCTGCTCAATATTCAGCAATTCAATAATCTCCTGCGCTCGACTGAACTCTGCCGCCTTTTCCGGTGTTTCCTCCCCGTCCTCAATATACCTTATACCAATCCCAAAACCAGCGATATTGTTCTTGTAGGCTCGGATACACTGGGGGAGAATGGTGCTGTTCTTCACCAAATTTCGAAGTCCTCTAAGGTCATTTGGCGGCGTTATCCAATCTCCTGCGTTATACACTTCCTGTTCTGATAACTGAACAGAAGTATCCGCTTTCTCAATGGATGCTTGTCGCTCTTGCTCTTTAATTATGCGCACCTGCTGTCTTGCTTTCGCTTTAGCCATTCTTTCTCACCCCTTTCCTTTTTGGTGGCTTTACTGGCAGACAAAGAAGCAATACACAGTCTGCCTCATCCGGGGAAGGCAACCCCCGCTTTTTCATTGCCTCTTTACTTTCTACTTTGAGTTTACTCGCTTCCGTAAGAGAATACTTTCTTCCTGAAAGCTGCGCAGCAAGATCATCATCGTTCGGGAGGATCAGCTCCACGGGTTTCCGTTCCCCGGTATCCTCATCAAACGGTTGTAACAGCTTCTTAACCATTGCCATCATGTAGGTCGTGCTGTCATGATAGTATTTATGTTTTATGCGCTGACCGAAAAGCACCGGATAAATTTCCAACCACCAAAAGCGTTCCGGATTATTTCGCTTGATCTGCTTTAGACGATCTACTACGCCTCCTCCTACCCCGCCATCGTCCACCTTGACCGGAATAGGACTGTTTGTTTGTGGATTGATTTTATACCGATGTACCAGCATTTCGCCAAGTAGAATAATATCGTCTGCCGTCTTCATGGTATCCTGTCCCTGTCGCTTTTTATAAAACTCTACTTTTTCGTCGATCTTATATCCGATTACTGTCTTATCATCTCCAAATCTGGCTACATCACAGGCAATATGAATGAAATCCGGGGTTTTCCGGGGAGAAAACTCCGTCATAATGGAATTGTCGATAAGAGAAAGAGGAATAAATATATCGTCCTCCTGTAATGGGAACTCTCCGGCGACGCGTACTCTAAATACATCGCTGTCCTTTCCATACATTCGAATGATTCTGTCCACAAACTCTTTCGGCACTCTTTGACTATTTCTTCCGTCAATGTGAAACCTGGCATAGTTAGCCGAATTCTTGTTATGGCTGTCATAAAAGAATCCTGAAAGTTGTGTAGGATTCCCACACATAAGAAGCCGCGCTCTTGGTGTAGAAAGCGCGCCCAATACAGGTTCAAAAATGGAGTCGGATACACCACTGGCTTCATCAATAATAAATAGTAAATCATCCGCATGAAACCCCTGCAATGCATCTGGCTTACTGGCAGTTCGCGCCACTGCAAACCATTCTTCCGGGTAGCCTTTCATGTAAAGTTTTTCTTTTGTCCATATTAGTTCATTTCGCAAAGCCCTATTATTTCTTATCCACTTACTGACTTCTGCCCAAAGAATATCAAATAGCTGATGCTGTGTCGGTGCTGTACAGGGAATTTTCGGAAACGGACGTGTATTCATAAACCATATAATTACCCATGCTTCAACGGTACTTTTCCCCACACCGTGTCCGCTTCTTACGCTTGTCATTTGGTTTACTGCAACACTGCGGAGTATCTCTGCTTGCATTGCATCGGGTTTTGCACCGATTATGTCTTTAACAAATTCTACAGGGTGATCAGCGTAATAGAGAATTGCCTCTTCGCTAATCATTGCTTTCTCCCCCCTCCATTCGTTTCCTATACGCAGAGATTATAGTATCCGCAAGAGAGGATACCTGTTCATCTTCTCCTGCCTCTTTTGCCGCTGTCCCAGTTCCTTCTTGTCGCACTTGGCTTTCTAACTTTGCACCCTCCGAAATGAAGCGTAAAATATCTTTAGGGGTTAAGTCCTCTATCTCCAATTTATTCAGGGCTTCAATAGCTTTTTTTTGCAGTAGCATGGCAGTTTGAATTTGCCGTTTCTGCATTTTCTTAATTTCTTGTTGCGCCGCTATAAACTCCTGCCGTTTGAGGTCTGTGTCATAATCTCGACTGCGTTGTTGCCAATTCCAGGTGCTACTCCAACGGCTTATTAAAGTATAACTTTTAGCTAACTCTTGACAAACCTTCCGCAAATTTCTCTTTTCGCCCATTTGCAGATACAGATAAAAGGCTTCATACGCCTGCATACTCTCTTCTGGCTGGCGTTCCCAAGATTTCTCACTTTTGCTCCATTTCGCCATTGTCCTCCTCTCCTTTAAGTGCATATTTATATACTATGTCGCCGTTGCTATCTCTGCCAATTGGTTTTAGTATACCTCCGTATCCTTTGGCTGGACTGGTTCCTTTACTAGGCGTATTCCAGTTGTCCCGAAGATACTGTGCCATAGTAGTACCATAATTCAATGCACGAGCTTTGTTACTTCCTGTGTTATAGCCAGTTGCTTCACACCATGGAAAAGAAAAGTATTTTTCAATCCCTTCTGAAATGTCCGAAAAATGTACTTCCCCTTTCTCCTTAGCAGTTATTATTGCTTGTCCTATATTCCCTTGTTGACTTACTCCCCATTCGGAGGGAACTCCACAACAATTACAAGCATCATTGCATTCCCTACAGAAAGCGTCACTGACATGAAATCTCATTCCGAGAGTATGAGTATATTCCATCATCTCTCGGATAATCGGAGTCTTGATTCCTCGGCTAAGCCTCTTGTAACCGTGCTGTTTGCTATTTTCCATATAGTATTTGTAAATATCAAATCCACAGATTTTACTCATTTCGGCATACCGTTTCTTGAGATCATCGTCTGCTCTTGCATCCATACAAAAGAATTCCGTTGTCACGCTATCAGCCCCCGCTTCATGTGCCATACTTATAAGCTGCTTGAAGTCTGTGGACACTCCAAGGATAAAGGGGCGCAGCCGAAGTGTGACGTGTACTCCCCTGTCGGAAAGCCTTTTTATCGCTGCTATTCTCTTCTCTGGTGATGGCACTCCACGCTCAATTCTCCGGGCTTTTTCCTTGTCTGCCGTAATGATAGAGATTTTAACGTGCCAATTGTGAGTATGTCGGGTAAACAATTCCATATATCGTTCATCCTCTGTCCACCATGTTGCCTTTGTACTAAAAGATAGAGGATAATCAATACGGTCGAAATATCGTAACAGTTCTAATGTCACTCCGTATCTGCGTTCCCACTCGTCAAATTCATCCGCTAACCCGCCCCACTGCATTATTCGGCGGTTTTGAATATACGGAAAGAATTGCAACTCTGTCTTTGTGACCGCTTGCCTATCGTTCTTCATTGCACTCTCAAAAAGGTGAATAACCTTTTGCGGGTTGACACACCGCGGTCCTCCGCTCTTATACCCATCAAGTGAATGACTTTTCTGAAAATAAGAAAAACAATATAAACAATTATATGCACATTTGCTATATGTATCAAATGTCATAGGCATAGAACAATCTGGGATTTCCATTGTCCACCGGGGCGAATTATAATCCTGCTTGAGCTTTTCACTTTCCATGCTATCCCTCCATACGAATAACTGTTGTATTGCTCCCCTCGCGGATCTGATCCTTATAACCCTCTTTCGCTGCCCACTGTCCTGCGAGTTCTGCGTTTGCAAATACAAGTGTTACAACGTAACTACCACCGATCATGGGTTCATCCTCATTTTCATTCCATTCTCCAAAATCAAAATCGTCTTCAAGATCGTCATTATTTGCCAAAATAACAGCAATTTCCTCCGCAGAGAACCCGCTGGTCATAGCTACTTCATAATCAAAATTTTTGAGAATATCCTCTAACTTTTCATAATCCCACTGACCACGGATTTTATTAAGGGCAATATTAAGAAGCTTTTCTTCGTTCTCGTCAAGATTAACAACAGAGCATGGAATATTTTTGTAACCCATACTTCTTAGCACTGCAAGTCGTTGGTGTCCTCCTACGACATTGCCCGTTTTTTCATTCCATACAATTGGCTCTACATTTCCAAAACGCTCTATGCTATCCTTGAGTTTTTCCCATTCTGGCATTCCTGGCTCAAGTTTGATACGCGGATTATACTGTGCTATTTTAAGTTCCGAAATGTTAATTTCTTGCACCATAAGCCAGTCCCTCCATTTTGATTGTGATATTTCTTGTTGTTCCGCTGTATCCAAGATTTATTTCCCTGTCCTTTAACCATTTTTCTGCAATCTCCTTGGTCGGAAAAGAAAGGAATATATTAAATTCCTTCAACATGGAAGATTCCTCCGGTATGTCTAGGTTCTTATTATTTTTATCCTTATCACCCACATCCTGACTTTTCTTTTCTTCGTCCCCCTCCAAATCAGAAAAATCACTATCAAAAAGATTCCTTAATTCTTCTGGAGTAAAGCCTGTAAATTTTATATCATCCGCTTTAATATCTTCAAAAAGATTTTCTAATTTTTCGTAATCCCAATCGCCATCTATCTTATTCAGGGCAATATTCAGCAATTTTTCTTGATCCTCGTTCAATTCTACCAGTACAACTTCTGCTTCTTTTATCCCGCTGGCTTTAAGCACATTTAATCGCTGATGTCCGCTAATGAGTCTTTCCGTTGCTTTATTTACTATTAAGGGTTCTGCCAATCCAAACCTTTCTAAGCTGTTTTTCAATGCTTCATATTCCGTGTCCCCCGGTTTCAATGTTTTTCGGGGGTTATATTCTGCCGGGTAAATATCATTCAATTTCATTATGGCAGTTTCCATTACCTTCTGTCCTCCTTATGTTGTTTCGCTTTTTCTTTTACCCATCTAAGAAAATCTTCTATCATAACCTCTTCTTTTGGTCGACCACAAATTTCGCGATACTTTCTATAGTCAATATCACAGAATTTATAGCTACCATCTTCAAAAGTTTGTGTGATCTTTAAATAATCCCTCATCGGATACTTTTTCAGCAAGGCATACTCCTGTGCTGCCAGTCTGCGCCTATTTTCATTATTCCTAATTACGCTGTTTATTGCGTCGTCCACAAATGCATAAGCCAAACATGAGATTTGAAACATATCGCCACCCTTTTTGCATATTTCAGCAACAAATCCAACATCGTCCCCTGTTTCATCAAAATCAAGATTTCTCTTTATTTTCCGCAAAAATAATTCTCTTGCATTCACGAATGTTATCTGCCTTGGTGTTGAGCCTTTATTGACTACATAAGCAGTTTGACTAGCTGGATAATTTGAGGCGAACCTCACCCGATGAAAGTTTCCAAGTACGCATTTACTTTTCTCAAATGCCATCCATGCTATTGCGCATCCAAACCGCAAAATTTGTGAAAAATCTGTTTCATCCGATTTGGACAAATGATCTCCTGCTGGATCGTGAAACACATACTTAACCTGAATAATATCATCATCCATATCAATAAAATATGGCTTTTGAAGTGTTGAAATCACATAGTCTTGGATATATTGCCTTGTTCCTGCCAACCCGTTTACTTTTGGTAACGTAACAATATTGACCGTTGGAAAATTTTTCCTGTAGGCTTGCTCCTGCTCTGCCCTTACAAAAACATATGTATTCTCCTGTATGCCTTGGTCACAATGCTCAATAATATTTGTAATAGTCTTATTCTCTTTCCTATCCCAGCGTTTATATGACGGTATACAGATAGGAAAAATACCCCATTTCCGAGAAAGAAGATCCTGTATTTGTTTTTTCTCAATCATGTACTGCCTCCCATTCCCGTTTTACTACCTTTGCGAGCGGCTTTATATTCGCCTTTACTACAGCATAATCCCTTGCTGATGGCTTCGGTAACTTTATCTGCCCTCTTGCATCTGGTAGAAGTCCTGGTCTAATTGGTTTTGCATTACATATACTGCAAGGGTAAATAGGGCTTCTATCATTTACCATAACAAATTTCCGTGCGCTTTCAAGCCGTTCATGAAAATATGCCTCCTGTAATGTTTTGCAATTCAAGATATTTGTAACATAGTATTCTCCCCGAAAATCATTACAACATATCGCTATATTCCCGTCCCATCTAACATAAAAATCCCTAAATAAAATGGAACATTTTGCTTTCAATGGTTTTTTGATCATTTTCATGCCTGCTCCACAATGATTATTCAGTTTCCTACTTGCTGTGTTTCCATCCATATCAATTGGTGGAGTGATACAAATTCTTTGTTGGCAAATTTTTTTATCTGCAAAAAGAGGTACACCGTTCCCTTGCTCAAAGATTGGGAAACTTCTACATATCTGATTATTTTTGACAAACTCCCCTATCCGGCTATCGCTATATTCATCAAACACTAAATCATTTAGTCCTGCGCCAAAAAGATCGATCACCATTTCTGGACGTTTTGCTATAACTGTACCATTTGTAAACAGGTGTATCATGTTTTTCGGAAGAATTTCTCGTATGATTCGTATAATCTGTGGTAACTGCTGGTGTAGCGTTGGCTCTCCATGTCCTGCAAGCAATATCCGACAATTTAATCCTGCTGCTTTTATTAGTTTGCAAGTATGTTGCACTGTTTTTAACTCAACATAATGAAATGCCCTCTCTATCCCCATAGTACCACAGAATTTACAACGCCGATTGCAGCCTTGTACCGTTTCTATCTGTACCATATTGGGTTTATATGGCCATTCGGATAGTTCCATATCTTTTCCTTTCTGACCCATTTTGGGACATTTTATATCAAAAAAATAGTCGCCTCCTAAATTTCTTGTGGAGGCGACTATTCAAAACCTTTAATTTTACAGCATACATTATAACACTTTTCATTATGCCTTGTAAATGCCCGAAATGTGCCTGATTTGGGTCATTGTTTTTCGACTCCCTCAATACCAAACAAAAGAGCAGTTAAGTCAGCTACACAAACATCAATATCCTTGTATACCGTGCGTCTGTCAATATGTTCCGCTGCTGCCACTTTACTTGCTGGGGTTGCGTTTTCTGCTAGGTAAAGTGCCTGCAATACCCTCCAGTGCCTTGCGTCGTCTTGCCTCTTTGACCTCTTGCACATAATTTCGTATATTTCCAACATTTTATTCACATGGGACATGATAATTTTTGTTCTAGTACAACTTCGCTTTATACTTTCTATGCATAAAGATTCATCACCCGACATTCCTATATCTTCCATAATATCAGAAAAACTTTCATCAAGTGCCTCGTCCAAAACTATTCCTTCGTTCGTGGTATAGATCCCATGCTTATAATGTTCATTCAATGTCCGATAGTGCCGTAGTAGTAGTTTAGTGTTGTATAAACGCTTATCATATTGCTTTCGTTTTTGCTTCCTACGCTCATCCTCTATAGTTTTAATCGCCGCTGCTGCCCCCGCTTTTGCCCCGGTCGCTGCACCGAGTGTCGCCCCGATATTTATAGCCTCTTGTAGCTTATCCTCAATCCCTTTTGTGAAAATTTCATAAGAAGCATTTACCGCCGCCTCGATTATTTCCTTTATGTCGTTTTTTTCCCTGTCTTTGCCATTTTTCATGGGATAAACCTCCCTACACAATAATTGTAATACACCATCGTGATCTACATCGGTTACATCAGTCCCATTTCTGCGGCAAATTGCGCAATCTTGTAGATTGTTGCTCCCTTGATACCTTTACATTTGCCCTCTGAAAGAGCAGAGATAAGTTTTTGTACCTCAGAAGTATCTTCGTTAGGTTCTGCTCCATCTGGGCTGTTTTGCACTACGCTTGATACTTTAACAGCTATATCAGGGGTTGCCACTTGTTCTTCCGCAATCCCTATAAACTGAATATCGTTCGCCATTGGCATAACAACCTTTCCATCAGGCAATTCCACAATCGCCACGGAATAATTTCCTGCGCCGTTTTCAAACTCTTCGTAATTGCTGCCCCATTGGTGAAATTGCCCGATCTTAAATTCCTCGAAGCATCCAGGCTTTCCACTTACTGGATATTTTCCTTTACACATCCTTGTTCCTGCCATTTTTCCCTCCAATTTTATTTGATTCCTCTTTGTATTTCGGGACAAGCAAGATATCATGCCCCAGCCGCTGCAATCCCTTTTTTACCTGCAAACGGATCTCTTCCCAGTTTTGCAGGATAGACCATTTGTCTATGTAA